ACTACAGTCTGAGTATTTGTAATTACCTTCTGGGAAGACGCCACCTAGAGTTGGATTAGTAATAGTGTATTCTCGACATGTAAAGAGATTACAACTACTTGCACTCGTACATGTATTTGAACTTACGTTAATTTGAACACTAGGATCACTAACTGTTACTGTATTAAAGTCTGCACAAATAGTAACTTGTTGACCAGAATTAATTGGTTGATTACTGAATGTAGTCCCATTAAATACGTAACTATAAGTCTGATTTACAAAACCAGTATTATTAAGAGTAGTACAGAATGATTGAGCTGGTGGTGAAATACCTTGACAATCATCACAATCTGTATATTCTGTAGGATTAAGTAAGTCATTACTACCTGATGATACTTGCGCTTGTAATATCTCTACACATATACCAGCATCTGGTCCTGTAGAAATCTTATAGACTCCACCAATATTTAGAGCTGTTAAACTATCAAACTGTCTAGGTGGGAACGATTGAGTATCACAAGCAAATGCATAATATGTAAAGCTAGTTGCACAATCTGCACATGTTGCATATACAGTAGCCACTTGATTAATAAATGGTGCATTAGTGTTATCACCTCTAACAATCCAACATCCGGATTGACCAACTAGTTCAACAACTTGATTAGGCGTAAGTACTACATTACGATCTGCATATTGGAAACTACCTTGAGTATCACAAGACTCTAATAGGTAACTATCAGGTGCTGTTGCAGTACACGAAGCACAATCATTATATAGTTGATCGATAAAGTATGAAGGCTGATCCTGTGAAGTACCAGTAATAACATAACATAGAGTACTAGTACTAAGACCAACAGTATCACCTACTTGTGGAGTAGCACCTACACTTTGTAATACATCTGCTACTAATATAGTAGATGAAACTTGTGTACAATTGTTTAAGTGTTCTCTAACTTCATAATGAATTGCTTGTTGATCACACGCTATAGTAACTGTTGAAACGTCTGATTGACATCCTACGTTATCTGTAACATAATATAAGTAATCACCAGGACAAAGACCTGTTCTGTTAAATCCAGTCCCACCATCTTGCCAAGTAATTTGAGCAGGTAAGGCTCCACTAGTTACTTGTACATTTATAGAACCGTTACACGGTGCAGGGCCACAATCTGTAGCATCTACATGTGTATTAGTTGTAGTAACTGGAGTTGTATTATTGTTAGCAACTGTAAATGTAATAATACTGGTTCTACCATTTGCATCTACAACTATTAATTCATCAGTACCTAGAGGTACGTTAGGAACTGTAAAGATATAAGGTGCAGCACCTGCAGGAGCTGAATAAACTCCGGTTTGCCCTGTACCTGCAATAGTCCATGTAAAATCAGGTGTACCGTTTGTAGTTACTTGCACAGAACCGGTATCTCCGAAACATTGTCCATCATTTACTATAATACTAAAACCTGTTAGTGGTTCGTTAGGCCAGAATATTCTCTGATCCTTTACAGTAATCAATTCACATTTAACTGCAGTTCTTTCACCTATTTGTGCATCGATAATCTTTTCAGGTCTATAGTACTTACCGTCTATAAAGATAATATCATCAAATGTTAGTGTTTGTAGATCTACGTTGTTAAGTGTAAAGTAGGCTGTAACTCTTCTACTAAACTTATTGTATAGAGAAGAAATATAACGAGCCCAAAACCCATCAAATAGTGTATTAGGTATTAGACCATACGTACTAGCTCCTGGATCTGGATCCATAAAGTATCTAGTATCATTTGAGAAGTTAAGATTAAGAGTACTCTGTGTTGCACTGTTTTGGATTGGCCAATACTCATAAGGTGAAACTAGAGGGTATGCACTCCAACTACCATTTCCTTGATTACCATTACTACCTGCCATGTACCAATAACTATGTGAGTTATTAATAGTTGCTAGGCCATTATAGAATAAGAATCTAGATTTAGGTTTAATTGGTAGTCTTTCATTTTGACCATGTTGATCTTGTTCTCCTGTTACCTCAAAGATTTGTGGTATAATAAACGAAGGATCATCGTGACTTCCATTTGTACTATAGTTAATAATATTATCAATAGGTGTAGGTGCAATCCCTTTTACTGTTACATCTCTCTTACCTTTTAGTAACTCATTAGCTGAATTAAATCTTAACCAACCATAAGCGTGTTTGTTATTATCTTGGTGGAACTTGTTAATAAAATCTTCATCTTCTTCAAAAGTATATTCTATTTGAGCTGACTGTGTATTAAACAGGGGCTCACTTACAAAGTCTTTCTCTCTAATTAATTTCTGAGACCAGTCATATACATCACCCGAACCTATGAAGTCTTGCCATGGTTCTATAATAAAGTGGTTAGGTCTATCAATTGCAGGTTGCATTACTAATCTAAACATAGTAATAATATCCTTAATAAAATCTATTTGCTGGTATTCACAATCTAAGTCTCTAAGTGGATAGTAATCCCCTGGAGCAGCGTGACAGTGCCAGTAACATTGATCTACAGAACTAATCTCGTATGCAGCGTCAGCTTGTACATAGATCTGAAATATATCACCTGTTTGTGGTTGATAGCCACCATTTCTAGAATCGTAAGAACTAGAAGACCAGCCACCACCTGAAGCATAGTTACCAGTATCTAAGACTTGTGTGATATTACCACCGACTGAACTTACAATACAAAGTGTTACTTGTACATTAACGTTGATATACCCATAATCTGATTCACTATCAGCTGCATCTACTTGTGCTCCATAATCAAATGAGTAATAAGAGCCACCGATTTGTGCATCACCAGGTGCTGTAAAGTAAGAACCACCAGAAGTACTACCTACATCAGGCACACCAATCTGATAAGCCGGATCTCCAAATACAATATTAGGCATGTATAAGTAAGAGTCTACATCGTTATCACCCGTGTTACCAATATCGAATACTTCAAATATCTGTGCTACTGCTTGATCTACATCTAGAGATGCGTTCTCATTATTACCAAATGCACTTAGGTACATGTGTCTGAATTGCTCACCACCTAAGAAACTAGATTCGTATGTATAACCAGCGTTCTCAAAGATTTGATCCCAAAGTCTCTTACCTCTAATCATAGGCTTAAGTCTCTGTGGACTAAGAGCATTTGCTTGATGGTTAAATGATTGATCTTGACCATTACTACCAAGAGTAACAGTTGGTGCAATTAAGTCACCATCATTATCATATATTGCACCGTGGTCAATTAGTGGAAATAAGAGATCACCATCTGCAAGTCCATCTTGTGCATTACCTACTGGGAATGCTCCCCAACTAGCTTCTACTTGAGCAGCTCCTGGTGCTCCTGCGAAATCTGCAGCATTTGTATAACTAACTGGTAACCCTGCCCAACTAAAATCTGTAAGTGTTAACTGACACATAGTCAATTCACCAATGGCTGATGAGAAGTCTCTGGTTTCTCCTAAGAATAGTAATTGGTAATCTATCTTATCTTGGTCTTCGTTAACAAAGATCTTCTGTAGTCTAACATGCCCTGTCTTAAACTCTGAGCCATCTACTAGTATCTCTGCTGGTTTCTTTATAGTAATATCGAAGTCAGTACCATCGATGTCAAATGCGTTCTTAAAGAATATGTTATTAGTTCTAGTGCCCGGTACTTTAAAGGTACGAGAGAACACTGACGTAGCATCTGCACTTGTAATATCTTCTATACTAAGTGTTAACTTAATAGGTTGTGTCTCATAAAGATCTAAGAAGAGTGAAGTACTATTTGGCGCACCCTCATTCGGTTTTACTTTAAGTTGAATCATATTATCCTCTCATTGATTTTGTGTTACTTGCTAATCTAAAGTTAACTGTGTATTGGAACAGTCTATCCTTTCTAAATGTCTTCTCGTTGTAACTAGTTCTAGTAATAATTACGGGTACCCATTCATTTGCGTATGGTCCATCTGCAAAACGTACTTTAACCTCAGCCGATTGATATAGGTGTTTGAGTAACTCTGACTCTGCATCATTCATATAGGCTGACTGTACTGTAAAGTCATTGGCAATAGTCTGTGAGTATGTGGTAAACCCTCTGTCTTGTGGGTCAACTGAATATTGAGTACCATTGTAATCTGCTGGACCTTTTAAGAAATTATTATTCTTAGTCTTAGTATTATGATCTACTCTCTTAGTAAATGTAAACTGGTCTCTGTACCCTAATGAGTTCTGCCATGCAAACTGGATATGTGAGTAATCATTACACTTGCTATCTAATTGCTCTATACCTGTTACTTGACCTTGAGCATTATAGATCTTATTATGTGCAATGTTATATCTCTGTATTCTCCATGCAGCTGCATTCATGATCGGTGTTTGTTGTTGACCATCTGGTGAACAAGCTACTGGGCTATAAACTACTGGCACTATATAGTAGTGTGTAGTACTAGCCGAGATTGCATTAACAATCATATTTGCAGGTCCTGTTGCAACTGTAATAGTTTGGAAGGGTCCACTAATAGCTGTACCGCCTCCGATTGCTAAGTTAGGTCCTCCACCGTTACCCTGTATATTAGGTATAATTGATGAGTTAGTAATATTACCTGAATAACTACATTGTAATACATAGAATGCTTCAATACCATTTACCTGTGGCATTGGCACTGGATTACCTCTTTGTATTTTCTGATAAAATGATTTAGTACACTGATCATCCATATACACATTGTGCATGTCAATACCTCCTGGTGAAGGGTAACCGCCATTCACAGTTAGTAGGTTATCTCCAGTCTCTGTGTCTGCTATAGTCCAGTTGTTATCACTAAGAGGTCTCGCTGCTCTTTCTATGATACTACATGGGTTAGCTTCATCACCACCCTCTATCTCAGCTCTATAAGGATCTGTGTCAAATGGTACTTGGTAATACTGTTTACTACCTGCAATTACTGTAAAGATAGTAGGCATGGTCGTAAACGCGCCCACGACACCGCCAGACTCTTCAGCGTATTGTAATTGATATTCTAACAGGGTTTGACCAGCTAGAGCCATACGAGTATTCTGTGCAGTAAACCCAGTGCTTGAGTAATGTAGACTATCGATGTCATTTGGCTGTGGTCCTACCTGAGCCTGTAAGATATTTTGTATATCAAAGATAGCTCTACCCTGTCTATTAGGAGTTTGTCTAATATCAGCAATAGGTGTTGGGTTACCTAGAGCTAAGACTCGGAGTGCATACTTGTCAGCACTGCCTGATAAGTTATCTAGAGTAACTGGATTGGCTCCGTAGGCCATATCGAATCCTAATGTTTGTAGGTTATTTGGTGTTTGTATTACGTTAATTGCCATGGTTAAAAGTCTGTTGTTAATTGTTGTGCAACACCATCAGCTACCGCCGCTGCTATTACATCTACATTAAAGAAGGGCTGTGGTTTCAGTCCCATCTTATATATCTGTTTTCTTGCACCGAAGCTCAAGCCACCTCCAATCATCTCGAAGTCACCTGAGAAACCGAATCGGCTACCAGCTGTAGGTTGCAGTACTCCGTATGACGGTACCTCACGCGCTGGGGCGTTCTGTAGTCCATCTACTCCGTAGTTCTGAAAGATACCATAGTATAGCATCTCTATTGACATAGAGTCTTGTTCTATAACTGCTTTAATAGAGTTACGTAAGGCCCCGCTATCAGTCGGTGCGTCCTGTCTTATTTGGTCTACTAACCTACCACCTATTTGTGTAAGTATCGGACTAAGGTTCTGCATAGTCTCACCGAAGTCACCAAGTGCTGATTCGAATTCGTCTACTGTCATAGCCCTATCATATATTCTGGTGCTACTTGTAACATAGAGTATTTCGAGTAGGCTGTAATATCTAG